ATGAGCATGCCCACAATTAATTCTGATCATCACCCTTACATGAAGCAATTCCATGCTCCTACAGATGAAAAACGCTCTATCATCGTTATTCCACCCGACCTAAGGAATGACTGGCTACACTGTAATTATGAAGAAGCTAAGGAGTTTTTCTTAGATATGCCTATTGATGAGTTCACAGCTCAACCAAAAAATAAATTAAAATATACTGACTAAATACTTATAAAAAAATAACTGCCATTTTAGACAGTTATTATACAAAATTATTAATCATCATTATCAAATAACTTTTGAATTATTATTGCGACTAATGAAAATATAATTGTTATTCCAAATTTACCATAATTTCGTCCGAACCATTTTTGTTCATTTTGATTACTAACATTTTCCTCGTTAAAGCCTATCCAATCTAACCAGTTATATGTAATTGGTTTAATTGAATAAAAATCTAAAAGAGGATAAAAACAGAAACTTAATAAAATACCAAAGAATAGATAAAACCAAATTTTTGGATATTCCATATCATCGTAAAATTTGTATGAAAAATAACAGCATACTGACCAAGCCATTAATAAAAACAAAGTATAGAAGGCTGTCTTTAAATCAAACCCAAACTTTATACTAAAATAAAAAATTATTGCTGCTGTTAAGATTAATAAATATGAAAAAATTTTCATTTAAACTAATTCCATAGTATAAATTAAAATAGAAAATAAATACTACAAAAATTTCTTATAATGTTAAAACTACTCGTTTGTAACTAGATATTTCTAAACAAAACCGCATTTTTGTAAACATTATCGGTCTATACATAAAAGACTAATACGTCTAGCATTATAATAATTATTATCTGCAAAATAATATAATAGATTATAAATATCATTATATAATTATATGATTCTTTAAATAAAATGCAATAAAAACAATATGTTAAAAATAATTTAAAAAATCATTTATTAATTATTTTATTATTTTTAAGTGTTACAATATTTAAACTTTAAAAGCATTTTAAAGAAAAAACTCATTAATAAAAATGTATTATATACCGCATATTAACAATAGTATTTTTTAAAATAATTTTTTTTGTGATACAAAAGCGAAATAATTTTCAATTTTATATGTTCACTTTCTGACCAACGGTATGATCTGCGACGTCAATTTTTGACTTCTATTTGTTTATCCACAGCTTTTTAAATTTGAATTTAAGCTCATCTCTAGAATATCATCTTGAATATGTTACAAATTCAAGTAGGAGGATATTCTATGAGCGAAATTGCACCATCCATCATCCAGATAAAGCCATACCTTCAAAAAAGTTTTGTTTTATCTGAGGTTATGTCTATCAAGCTAGTTGTACCATCAACACACATGCTTGTCCCTTATGCTTTAGAAAAGATTTCCGCTGGTTTCCCCTCTCCAGCACAAGATTATGTCGATAAAGCGCTCGATATGAATGAGCACTTAATCAAAAATGCAACTTCAACGTTTATTGTCAAAGTTGCATCACAATCAATGCTTAATGCAGGTATAGATATTGATGACGAATTGATTGTGGATCGTAGTCTTGATGCAAAGCACGGCGATATCGTTATTGCACTAATCGATAATGAATTTACGGTTAAGCGGCTAATGATCGATGAAAAAGGAAAATGGCTAAAAGCAGAAAATCCGGATTATAAAAATATTTACCTTTCGGATGGCCAAGAATTAATTATCTGGGGTGTTGTTACCTGCGTAATTAAAATGATAAGAAAGTCATGAAACACGAAAACAAAGTCTTTTTCTTGATAGACATCAACAACATGTACGTCTCATGTGAGAGAGTCTTTGACCCAAGTTTGAACTATAAGCCTGTGATTGTGCTCAGCAATAATGATGGGTGCGCCGTGGCGCGTAGCAATGAGTCAAAAGCCTTAAATATAAAAATGGGTGTGCCGCTTTTTCAAATTAAAGACATTGTTCAACAACATAACGTACTCGTACTTTCAAGTAACTACGCAATGTATGCAGAAATGTCACGGCGCTTTCATACGATCCTTGCCTCTTACGTAACTGCAGAAGAAGTTGAACCGTACTCGATTGATGAGTGCTTTGTTGATTTCTCAGCTTATGAAAAGAATTTTGACTTAGAAAAAGTCGGGCAACAAATGCGCCAGCAAATATGGAAATGGCTGGGTTTACCTGTCTGTGTAGGTATTGGCAGAAGTAAAACAGAAGCAAAAATTGCAAATCATATTGCTAAAAAGAATCCCGGATTTAACAGTGTTTGTGATTTAGTGAATATGGATCCGTGTAATAAAGAATATTACTTTTCACTTATCGATGTTTCAGAGGTTTGGGGCATTGGCCGTAAGCACTCTAAAAAGCTGCAAGGTATGGGGATTAATACGGTGCTTGATTTAGCTTGTGCTGAGCCGCGCGAGATGCAGAAAAAATTCTCGATTGTTATGGCTCGTACTATCTATGAACTGCAAGGGATCTCATGCATTGAGATCGAACACACTCCCCCATCCAAAAAACAGATTGTTGCTTCTAGGTCTTTCGGTAGTCGCGTAACTGAATTAACGGATCTTAAAGAAGCTATCTCTATGTATGCTCAAGATGCTTGTAAGAGATTGCGCGATGAAGGGTTACTATGCGGATGTATGATTGCTTTTGTGCAGTCAAATCCATTTGATCCCAATGTGCCGTTCTACAACAAATCAATCACAGGTTCATTTTCTGAACCTACGGATTGCGCAATAGATTTTGTCAAAGCAGCTACGAGGATGTTAAACGATATCTACAAAGAAGGAGTTAAATATAAGAAGTGCGGCGTAGTGCTGACATGTTTAGAGCCAAAGTCTGGCCATACTTATGACCTTCTCACCGATTTTAAACATATAGAGAAAAAGGAATGTTTAATGCAGGCTATGGATGGTATTCACAGCAAATTTGGAAAGAAAAAGATTGGTGTAGGTCCCTGCTTTATCCCTAATCGGAACTGGAGCATGAGCCGCGACAAACTTAGTAGGAATCCGTTTCGGTGGGATGAACTACCGTTAATAACTAAATGAGCAAATTTCTGCTCAATTTCAATGGATTTCTATCATTTTTGAGCAAAATTTTGCTCATTCTTAAGGACAATAAAAAATATACAGTATTGTCTACCCTCTCTTTGGTATTCTTTTGTCACTTCAAGAAAATAAGAAGGAAAAGATTTGGCAACACCATATATAACAATAGGCTGCCCGACCACTGGTGGCGGTCAAGTAATTTCTGGAAACAGTATGTTTCTAATTGACGGTATTCCCGTCGCCTGCGTCGGCGATAAAGCAACATGCCCAACTCATAAAGTCGTTGCGACAATTGTCTCAGGCGATCCATACATGCAAATTTTTGGTAAGGCTGCTGCTCGAGTGAATGACTCACTTTCATGTGGCTGTAAATTACTGCCTCAACAAAACTTAGTTGTGCAAGACAATGGTGGTGGAGCCTTTCAAGGTTCTCAAACAAGTAACGCTACTCAAGATAGCTTTATGCCCCAGACTGATGAACACGGAATTAAATTTCAGTTAAAAGACCAAGAAACGGGTAAACCACTTGCACAACAATACTTCAAATTACAAGGTCCTGATGGCAGTGAAATTGAAGGATTTACTGATGAAAATGGATTTACAGAGCTAATCAAAACAGGCACCGAAGCAAAAGAAATCGACTTAACAACTTTCGATTTATCTCAGCCTATGGCTAAGTGGGAATAAATAATGTCAGATAAAAATTTAAGAGATCCTTACAACCGACATTTAGCAGATTCATCCCCAGCATGGGATGCTTATCCTCACGAAGAAAAAGTATGTGTTATAACCGAACCACTCTGTAACGACCATATCAAGATTCGTAATTATTATATGGCCCGACCATATAACTTCATGATGCGAGTTAACCAATGGGCAGAAGTAGCAAACACCATTGAACTATTAATGGCGGTTCGTTTTGGTATGGAATGGGACATGAATAAGTTTGACGATCGACTTCTTGCCGATCCGGGCTTTCATACCCAAATGTACATTCGTTTCCATAATTACGTACTTAAACATGCCATGAAAGAAGGTGCCCGTATCGTTGGTGAATTCCAACAAACAGCCTTTAAGGTTCGCTTTTTAAGTGCCTTTGCGGTTGATGAGCTTCTTGAATTACGAAATCTGAGCAAGTTCGATCAAGGCAAAGAAATATATGGAAAAATTCAAGACCTCAAAGACACATTTGCAAAGTTAAATGCAGCACGAGCTACTACCGATTTAGCACAATTAAGAATGAATGATGGGCCATTATTCATCAATCGGGAAATGTTTAAAAAAGTCTTTAATCAAGATTTTAACCCTAAGATGATTCAGATAATGAAACAAACTAGAGAGTATCCTGGAGATCCTATTAATGTTCGTGAAAAAGGGCTTTATTAGTCCATTACAAATAACCCTAGCCTCTATACTTTGTCTAACTATTAGCGGATGTGCCAATACTCAAGTTAATAACCCCAGAGAGGCTGTTATTAATTCTACTCGCGGGGCGGTAGATATGTTGATTATGGCCCAGCCAGTCTATAGAAATGCAATTGCTAACGAGAAGAACAAGGTTACAAATGCTTTACTTTACACAACCTTAAAGAAAGTGGGGGTTTTAAGTGAGCTTGAGAAAGAGATAGGTAATAACTATGTTATTGAAGAAGATCTATCTTTAGCAAAGCTAAATCAATTATGCTGGACAACTAAATTTCTTCAGCATTATAGAAACGACTTATCTGCCGAGTCGCAGGCTGATTATCAAAAAGTTTACGCTTGGGTAGATGCTAAACAGTCGCTATGGATAAAAAAGCTGAATGAATCTTTTAGTAAAGATGAACTCGGAGAAAATGATTGCCGAGAGTAAACATTAAAAAAAAGCCCTGATCATTCAGGGCTATTTAAATTAAAATAGCTCACTCCACTCTAGCTTAATTAGCCCAGCTTTATACAAAAACTCCATTCCTACAAATTCAGGTTTATAAAAATGGTCGTTATCATCATCACCATGTTGTGCAATAACCGCTCCCTCCCACTGTTTTACTCCCAATACATGTGACAAGGTAGTTGGTAAGGTGAAATCCAGAATCTCAAGAGTTGGTAAAGTTAACCAAACATGAATATTAGTTGGTTTAGTAATATCTACTGGTTGGCTTAAATAGCTAATTCGTTTTTCCATGGGTTCGTAGAAAGCTTTACCACCGACTTTTCTTTCAATATGACCAATTGTGATAGTACTTTCGACGCCATAAAATTCATCAATGTAAGGTTTTAATAAATAATGAATTCCCAAGCATTGGGCCATCAATAATTCAGGTGTCAAATTTAAATGTTTTATATAATCATGAAACTCTTGCAAGGACTCATCCGTTACAAGCCTTTCTTTTGTACTCTTAAATGAGCAATATGATCCTAATCCGTTTTTTGATGTGTTTTTTACAGCATTTGAAAACTCTAATTCATAACCTGTCTTTTTTAAAAATATTGACTTCAGTCGTTCTAACATAGTTTGACCTTGTATTTATTAAAATAAAAAGCTAAATATTCATAAACCCAATAAAACTATTTTTCCATCTAACTAAACAATTTTTAACGAAATCAAAAAATGATTCATTTAATCAGAAAGCCCTCCTTAGAGAGCTCTAACGCAGATTGATACATTCACATTATTATTGATTGTATGAGCGGTGCATCCTGAAAATAGAATACACAGCAATGTAATTACGGAAGCTATCCTTGAGCATTTACAATGAAGGACTTTCATATAACAATCCGATTTGCGATCCAGCCATAGAAAAACTGCTCTTGGCTTGGATTGCGCTCACAGATTTCAATGTAACGCTGCCCTTGCATAATATTAAGTACTCGTACCAGCACTTTTTCGCCTTCTTTCCCGCGCTTGGCCAAATAGGTTTTTAGAGCATTTAGGGTAGCTGGACCATAAATTCCATCTACCGAAAGATCTGGCCAACCACCTTTGCCTTGATTATTCAGTAAATTTAAAGCTCTTTGTAAAAGAGGTTTAGCAAAGCCGGTACCACAATTCACACCGGTATCTAAAAGCTCTTCAGCGACCGCAGAAGAAATCACATTCACCTGGTCAAATCGTGGAGCCGTCCAGTACTGCTTTTTATAAATTGCTTTGGCCACATCTAAAGGCAAATCTTTCATATTGCCCTTAAAACCATTTGTACGCGCTACAGCTTCAGTAATGCCGTATTTGGTGGCTCCCCCTCGATCTGCTGGGTTATTTACGTACCCGCCCTCACGCTGAATTAATTCATCAAGATATTTTTCAATATTCATTTCGGTTTCCTTCAGATATTAAAAAACCGCCCGAAGGCGGCATATAAAGTTTGTTAATTACGGTTGATTTGAATCTTCAGCTTTGTTTTTCTTTTCTTGGTCAGAACTACCAAAATAAAAACCACAGGCTGTTGTCATTGCCCCCGCAATGAAACCCAATGCTGTATTAATTAAATTGCTGTTTTCACGTGGCATGTCTACAAAAAATAAAGCAATAACCAGTACGAACATTAATGCTACAAGTGCAAAAGCCAGATAAGCTCTAGTCTGTTCGCTTGTCATCTGTATCTCCTTTTAAACGTTTCTTAGTTTGCTCATATTGCTCAACACGCAATTTATGAATCTCATTGGCACGCTTTTCATCGCGCTTTTTGAAATAGAGATTCGTTAGGAAGGTTGCTATACCGATAAAAATCGAGAAGACAACGGCCCAATCAATTTTGCCAATTACACCGATCAAGCTGCCCCCTACTACATAGCCATAAGTGAATTTTGTTGCAGTTGCGGCAGCCGTACTTGCAGCTGCTTCTACTACACTATTTGTCTGATCGTTCATGCATGCCATCCTCCAGATCATAGGCAATAAAAAAGCACCCTAATTGGGTGCTCAAAGTTCTTTTAAAGTTTAAAGGGTTTGTAAGATTTTCCCTCCGTTAATCAATTGAGTTGTTAGAGGTGCCACCCCAACAATTGCAGGTCCACCCGGCCCCGGCTGACCTTCAGTTGTGCCATGGTATTGCCAGTTCCACGTTCCATCATTGGTAGACTTAGTACCTAGTTGGCCCCAGTTTCCTCCATCACCAGACAATGGAGATCCATAGCGGTCATTTTGAGTTCGATAACCTTTACCGGGCACTGCAGCTTCAGCATCGGTTACTTTGACAACCATAAAGTCACCATTTAAGTACCAACGCCAGTCTTGCGAGTCATTTGAAATCGGCTGTCCCGTCATGACCCGTCCAAAAGGTGCTCCAGCTCCACCGGGAATACCTTGGACCCCATATGCTAACTCAGTGTAAATACCGCTTGGTGTTGCGCCGCCACCAGATCCGCCTCGAGCCAGAGTTCCGCCATCGATGATCAGGTTCAATTTACTGTGCCGGTTCAACAAACCCGGTGCTCCCTGAAACCCATCACGGCGGGTTTTGGTAAAGTTGTAATCCGGATCGGTAGACCATGCACCAAATGCCAAATGTGGCAATCCTCCATCACCACCACGTCCAACAACAGCACCTTTAATAGTCAGATTTACCACCAGGTCAGGTGGGAACTCACCAGTATCAATAGCAGGTAATTCTGATGCAGCTGAAACGATATACTCTCGTTTTGCAGGACTAGAGTTATAGTCGAATTTATAGACAAATCTGGTTTCCGGTCGATAAGAACTTGAACTTGAAACCAGTGCACCAGCTTCAACTACAAAACTGATTTCGCCAGTCGTTGGTAAATCACCTCTTTGCATTTGATATAAACGTGCCAGATTAATATCAAGCTGGTCATATCGAATATAAATCGGTGAATCATCTACCGGCACATCAATAAAGTCCTTGTCATTGAGGTAATAGCGCTCATCATAGTTAATTGCAGTAATTGTATTAGAGAACTGGTCAGCCGGTTCTCTTTTTGCAACCAGATAAGGCAATGA